TGCGGGATGGCTCTTCATCCAACGTGTACACATGTGTGTTATCGTTGGTCTTTCACTCTAGCTGATGAGGTACCCTATGCTTATCACCCCCCGTAACCGTACTTTTGTTCACTCCGATTCGATGTTAGACAGTACTTCTAGTTATTATAATAGTAATACTGGTATAACATCGGTTAACACACGTAACACTATTCTCGCCCTTGATCGGGAAGAAGTTCGTGATATTGTGGGTAACTTTGGTGGAAACAATCCGTATACGCGTGTCCGAACAAAGTCGCAAGAAGACATGGCAGTTCTGGTTATTAATAATCCGACTACTCATGATACTTCGACTATAGAAGGCAACGTTACACAGTACATGTTAATGGGCACCGGTAAAATACAAGACACGTTTTATAGTGTCGATGTAGATTTGGATAAGGCGATAAAACTAGCTAAACTTAATTGTTTGGCGAACATCAATAAAAGTCCTTATGCATTTGGCGAAGACCTGGCTGAGTTACACCAGTCATTCGACTTCCTCAACAATACACGTGGCCAGATCCAAGAACTCGAACATAAGTTCGCTAAGTCTATAAAGAAGTTCTACAGGTCTAAAGGTTTAAGTGATGTTGGGAGCGGAACGAAACGTCTTGTTAATGCGACCAGTAAAGCCTTCTTGACTGTTAATTTCGGATATGCAAACATTATTCGTTCCACGCTGAATGCTATGCGTGCGTACGAAGAACGGGATCGTGTCCGAGCTGTACAGTCGAGTGCTTACGCAAAAGAAGATGTATCTGATGTGAAATCAGGCATTTTCAAACGTAAGTGGGGCTCGAATTATGATCAGTACTTTACTTCAGTTGGACGCGCTGTGCGTGTCAGAGCTGTGGTGCTGTATCATGATAAGTCACCTTTAGAAGGGTGGCGATTCGATATTGGTTTAAGGAACCAGGATCTAGTCAAGACTGCTTGGCAGGTTATGCCTGCTTCGTGGTTTATTGATAGTTTTTTAAACGTATCGTCGGCTCTTGAAGCTGCCTTTAACGTTAATGATCCTAGCATAGTGATAGACAGAGCTTGGGTAAGTTATACTGATTCCTCCTCGGAGGCGACCAGTTATACAACTAGCAGCAATGTTGGTTGGTCTTACTCAGGAAGTGGTGCCGTATTTAGTCGTGAGACTGATTTAAAAGTACGGAGGCCCTGGACGCCAAGTATTGTTGATGCTATACCTCAACCGGTGTTGCCACAGCATGCTACGTCTATTTTAAATGATGCCGCATACGGATTGATGAAACTTTCCGGTATACGGTCCCTTAAGTACACAACCTAGGAGGTTCCCATGGGAATCCAACAAGCAACAATTTCTGTGGATCCTACTTCCATAACTGTCACCGGTGGTACTCCCGTTCTTTACTCCTTAATGCGCTACGGTGGAAACACTGTAGTGTGTGGAGTAAACGCGGATACTGACTCACGTTTGAAGCGAAAACTTAACTTCAAAACTAGTCTACCACAGGTATTAGCATCAGCTCCGAATGGATACAGTCAAGCTAGAAGTAGCCTTGATGCAATCTTTCCGAAGTTGCTTGATAATGGTAAGATTACGGAGAATGCCGGGGGCATATATTTCAGGTTCGATCCTGAAACTACAGCCGCCGAAAAACTACGTCATCGCCAATTACTTGCACAGATGCTGATTGACTCCGATTTTGCTGAATTTTGGGACAATCAGTCTACTATTTAACTTTTACTTAGTAGATCAATTTAACCATTATTCAGTTAGGAGAATGACAGATGAATACCTTCATGGAAGTATTCGTGGATCCAAAGATGCTCTTTGAACCTGTTACTATGGCCAGAGCCATACGTAACGCCCTGATTCGTGACTTTTCCCCCATCCTACGCAGCCCGGATGGGACCGCTAGCTCAATTTATGCTCAAAATCAAATCAAAGACCTCCTTCGCAAGTCGGAGTTCGATGATTCACCAGATAGTTTACCTTCTAGTTTCGCTCGTTTTGTTGCAGCAACTACACTCTTCCGAGAAGTCTCGGAGCATGTTGAAGTTACAAATAAACGATTGTCAAGCTTAGATTTCGAGTCCTTTAAAAAGACCCGTTCTTCGGCTTGGACTGCTGACCAAAAGTTGGCAAGAGACATCCTGCGCATGAAAAGTTTTATTGCACAGGTGCTGGGAGATTTTGATGAAAAGACCATTATCCTCTCTATGTTCACTGCCTGCAGACACGGACCCGGGGTTACCCGCGGTACCCGATTTGCAGATACAACGATGGAGGCTAAATGGACGTACCCTTTAACAGGTACGGTTGAGCAGGTGGAGATGTTCGAGAAATACTTACTCTTTGATCCTGAGTTGTCTCAGGCTATAGAGCGGTTTAATGCCCATAGTGTTAAGCCCAAGTACGGTATTATCGAACAGTCACGCACGGTTGGTGTACCCAAGACTTCTAAGATAGAGAGACTGATAGCCATTGAAACAACGCTGGGGATGTTCTTCCAGCAAGGATTGATGGACTGTCTAACTTTTTTACTTAAACCTTGGGTCGATATTGCTACAGCTCAATTCAAACATCACAATCTTGCGATGTTTGGATCGATAACACAGTTGATTGCTACAATAGATTTTCGTAGCGCATCTGATACCGTGGCTAGAGTTGGTGTGGAAATACTTGCACCTCCTTCTTGGTATGCTGTTCTAAAAACTGTTGGTTCGAAATTCACTGAAATTTCTGGTGAACTTCTCGAACTGCCAATGATTAGTACAATGGGAAATGCCACAACTTTTCCGTTGGAAACATTAATCTTTCTTTCTGCCGCTATAGTAAGCTGTAGTCACTACCCTTCAGAATATACTATGTACCCACTCGATGAGTGGAATAAATACAATGTATCTGTTTTTGGGGATGATTGCATACTACCTACGGATCGTGCACCTGAATTCATTAATTTGGTTCAGGGGCTCGGCTTCATTGTAAACGATGAAAAATCGTTTTACAGATCGGAAAGGTTTCGAGAGTCGTGTGGCGTGGATTATCTATCCGGTCACAACATAAGGTCATTCTTTATGAGTGAACCGCACAATAGGTCCAAAAGTTCGATTGAAAGTTGGCTTTATATATGTATTAACTCTGTTTTAAAGAAATTAATTTATAATTTCGGCAGACTACAGTATGTGTATGTAGCTGACAACTTCATATCGCTCGTTTGTTCCTACTTCAAACAATATAACATTGAGGTTAAATTTGTCCCTGACTACTATCCGGAGGATAGCGGTATTCATTATCTTGGTGATCCACGTTTTACAATGGCCCTCCAATCCAATGATGTCCGACTGTCTGAAGTCCTTGTTGATAGACACGGTACCTGTAAATTTCGATTCTTGAGCTTTAGTTATAAACAGCCTAGGGAACGCGATGAAGGCATCCGATATCAACATTTTTTGAAATTTTCGCAGCCAGTCCATTGGTGGTGTCTTGAAATACCGACATCGCCATGGCTTTATGCCACTTTTGCAAAGTCTCGACTCTCTGTAACGCTTAAAAATAAAAAACTTAAGTATTCAAAGGGTTTAACTGAGCCTAAGCGGCAGGTAGCTGTAAAATTCTCAAACAGGACGATCAAGAAAGTAGGTGTATACCGATCGGTCCC